AACAGTTCTGCTTTCTTCCTGACGCCTTCACCGTTCAAGATATCCCTCCCCCAAAAGCCTCACGAGCTTTACACTAGATTTTGCGGTATCACGCTCACATAATCCAGGTCTACATTCAATGCCCCGCTGTCCCTGTATGCCTGCCAAAACGGCTCTAGGTAATTGATGGGTAGGTTTGCAGTATGAGTACAGGCCAAGTCTCCATCTACCCACAAGGTGAGGATCGTAGGCTCGATCTCAAAACGCAGGACGTGCCAATCCGTATCGGCTGCAATCGTGCTGAGGGTCCAACTAATGCCACCTGCATTGTCACGTGACCAGATTAGCCAATTAGGGCTAATGGCGGAGCTATAACCGGCCTGGCATAGGTTGGTCGTGCCGACCTTATACGCTCCAAATGTCCCCTGGCCTGTCCCCAAGACACTGAGTTTCATTCTGGTGATTATGACCGTGGCCTCACCAGCATTCATCCCCACGGTGGAATAACCCCCTGCTCCGTCCCCCAAAAATAGCCTGGCATACGCCCCTGCGGCATTAGGGACAGACAGCCGGTAGATGCCCCCGTGTGCGTTGTTCTGCAAGGCCCCAGCGCCTCCCGCATTGACCACGAGGTTGTACTGCTCATGCAAGGCATCACCGAGAAAGTCATCCCTCCAACCCCGTAGGGCCAAGGGACGCTCCCTGATTTCTAGGGCATCTAGTTTCTTCTGCGCAGCAGCTAATCGTGCTACGAGCTGTTCAATCATCACAAGTTCCTTGGGATGGTATTCCAGTAGTCATAGTAGGCGATCCTAGCCACAGCAGCATTAACATAGGCACTTATCCATGGCGTGAGTACAGCGATTGGCACGCTCACGGTGGTTGTTACAAGAAGGTCTCCATCCAGGAAGTAATCAACGCGCCCCGAGGTAGCATCGATCCGATGCACATGCCAGTCAGTGTCCGCGGCGATAGAGCTGGCTGCCGTGTTGACGACACCGCCCCCTGAGCGGTTCACCACGATCCAGTTGTTTCCAAAATCCTGCCACAGGCCAGCGGCGATATAGTTATTGGCTGCATCATCCCTCGCCCCAGCTCGTGCACGGAGGTTGCCTGCTACGGAACTGACTTTCATTCGCCAGATCATAGTCCAACCGCTATCGGCATCGAGGGTGAGGTAGTTGTCGGCCCTGGTACCCAGGAACATATCGGCCCAGGAATCGGCTATCGCGTTCACGGACAGCTCCAAGACACCGCCGTGCTGCCCGCCCACTGAGAAACCCACCGTGCCATTATTTACATGCGTGCTGTACTGCTCGTGTAAGGCATCTCCCTGAAAGTCGTCCCGCCAGCCGCGCAAGGCCAGGGGCCTTTCCCGGACCTCAAGCGCCCTGATGCCCTGTTCCAACGTGGCAACACCCGCCACGAGCTGCTCTACGGTAGTACTCACCCTGCAAACTCCTCAAAACGCGGCTTGATGGTCTCTATCTTGCCCTCCACCGTGACCTCTACCGCCGCCACGTGCAGGTCCCACTGCTCGCCCCCATAAACAGCGGTCACTAAATCTCCAAACCCCCAATGTAGACCGTAGAGCGTGCTGGGAATCTCCACCACGTCAAAGGTGAACCGCCTCTTGCCCCGGCCCTCGTCCAGCTTGGCGTTGGCCCCGTCAATAAGCTCCAGGGTCGTGGCCGCATCCACGGACTCGAAACCCTCACAGCGGTTCAGTGGGCTCTCGCCCTCACGGGTCGTGTCCGCCACCTCTATGACAGGCCTAGTCAGGTCCTCTCCCCGCCCCCCGCCGTAGACCACTGTTACCTCATCGTGCCTATCCCACTCTAGTTCCGGGTTGGCCATGTTTTCGTACTCCTGTGAGAACACCACCGGTCCGTGTATTCCGTTGGGGTGGCTATGGTCCTGGCCCCACTGCGGCACGTTGGTGCGAAACTCCATCTCCCACCCGCTGTTGATGGGCACAATACCAAAGAAGGCTTGTGTCGTTGGGGTCTGCCGACTGGCATCGGAAATGCCCTGTAGCGTGTCCAGCAGCTTCTCGTAGGCGAAGTCGCCCCTCACGATGGTCCCCGCGGAGGGTGAAGCCGCTACGGAGAACCCCAGCCCCGTGAGGTCCCGGCCCGCGACAGCGGTAGCCCCCAGGTTCTCGTTCACCAGCTCCACCATCATATCGTCGGCCTGGTCCGCCTTCCTGGCCTCTGCGGTAGTAGCCGCATAAGCCACCCGGCGCCTACGCAGGAGGTCGTTATAGTCCGTACCGGAGAGTATCACCTGCTGCCTACCATCCCTATACTGGCGCTTCACACCCCGAATGAAGCCCGCAAAGTCGATGTAGCGCCGCCCTCCCTCTGGCTTGCGCCAGACGACGATGCGCCCGTCCAGGTGTGCGAAAGTGATGTTGAAATTGTCCGCCCACACAGACAGGCCAAAGGCACCTATCTCATTGACCCGCTGGGCATAAGACAGGACCGCGAAGTCATCTATGATGTCCAGACGGTTGTCCCTTGCGGCCTCCAGCAGGTGTACCTCGTACTCAGCGGGCATAGCCCCTCACAATCATTCTGCCGCTAGAACGGCCTCACTCAGACTCCACCACCGGTTGTACCAGGTGGCCGTGACGATGGTAAAGTAGACCTCGATGTCATCGTCCGCAGCGACCACGGCGTCCACGGTGATACTGCCCCCCAGGCCTGAATCGTTGTCGGCCACGATCACCTGTGCCCCAGGTGCGGCATAGTCCGCCGTATGGCCCACAAGCTCAGTCCTGGCCGCATCGCTGTATAGATTGACGTGATAGTCCACGCCGTCGAAAACGATGCTCACGTACAACCGCCCCAGGTCCGTGTTGGTCTGCTCAATCCCGGTGACGTTGGCCCAACCGGAGAGCTGGTTGTTGTCGTCGTTGTGCTCCCTGGGGTCCGCGTCCGTGATGAACACGGTTATCAGGTTGGCACCGTCCACGCCGCCGTACTGCGCCCTGGGGTTTGACTCCAGCTCAAACCCGCCGACGCCTGGCGGCAACAGGTCTCCCAGGCGGTTGCCCCGCCAGCTCGACGTGATCGTTTTGCGGCCCGTGCTCAGGTCCACAATGACGATCTCGCCGTCTTGTAGGTGCATGGGTTTGAACGCCAGCTCGCCGCCGGTGGTCTCGCTGCGGATTATTGAGACGTCGCCTTGATTCTTGACCTCGATAACAGGCAAGGTGGCAGCCGATCCCAGGTTGACCACGCTGTTGTCAGCTCCAACCGGGACCGTCACGGCCAACGCATCGGTTGTCAGGTACATATCATTCGATTCCGTAAACGCAACATGAGGATGCCCCCGCAGAGCTGCCGGCACTGGAAGCACAACGTCAATCGGTATCCAAGTAAACCCATTCCATCGGGCAACGAAATCAGCCAACGGCAACCCGCTTGCGTCCTGGAAGCCTCCTAGAGCGTAGATGTCTCCATCAGGCCGCGTAACTAGCTGCATCCCGGCGATGGCCAGGACTGGAAAGCCGCCGTCCATGCTAGACCATATCGTCCCATTCCAAACAGCGATATTGAACACTTCTAGGATCATGGCGGGCCAGCCAACCCAGTTGAACACGCCGCCCGCGTACAGCTTGCCGTCTAGCCCGACAGTGAGCGCGTAGACCGGCCCCGAGAAGCCCGGCCCAACGGTAGTAAAGGCCCCGGCCACCGGGTCCCATTCGGCGATGCGCTCATAAGCGACCGCGCCGATATTTCGGAAAGTCCCGCCCAGGACGACGTGGCCGTTTGGCAGGTTGACCAACGCGAGTACCTCGGCATCGAGCGCAGCGGCCCCCAACGTCGCCCAACCGCCCGCCACCGTGTACGAGACGATGTAGTCCGCGCCGATCCCTTGCCAGTCGGTATAATCGCCGCCGACGTACAAGGTCCCATCGTGGCCCACTAGGACGGTCTCAACACGCGTCACAACGCCGACCCCAGGACCGCCGCCCACGTTGACCCAGGTGTCAGTTAGCGGGTCGTACCGCGCCAGGTAGTCGGCAGCCCCATCGCCCACGCCACCGGACCCGTTGGTAAAATCCCCAACGGCGTACAGCGTCCCATCAGGCCCAAAGTAGAGGCCCCACACCGCATTATTCAGGCCCCCGCCCACCGGCTCCCAGGTCTCCGTTGCGATGTTCCACCGGACAACGTGATTGCCCGCCGGTAGGTTGTTCCACGTCTGAAAGTCGCCGCCATAATACACATACTGTTGATCTGGCGAGACTTGGACTCCACGGACCACGGTAAACCCGCCGGCACCTGCGGCAATCGCCGCTGGCGGTCCCATGTTGTCCCAAACGCCGTCCACGTTGCTCAGGACCAACCGGACCAAATAGTCGTCGGTCCAGTCCAACGTCAGGCTGCTCTCTTCGTCGTCCCACCATAGCGGGTCATGTGCCTCAAAACGCAGGCCCACGATCTCGTTCTTCCCGTATCGACCCTGGGGTGACTCTACAACCCCTGAGAGCACTACCTTCAGGTCCCAGCTATTCCCGTCCACTGTGTACCGTAGGGTGCTTGGTGTGGTATTCGTGGCCCCCCGGTCCCAACGCACAGCGTCCCAGATAGCCGCCAAGGCTTTGTGCAACCCCTTCCTCGTGGCGTCCGTGGCGTAGGCCGACTCGGTGATGGTGATTATCCGGCCCTGTACCACCACGTCCACCAGGAGGTTCCCCGGCACATCGTATAGGTCCTGGGTAACGTGGCGCACCGGCGGCAACCCAAAGCCCTCATGTGCTTGCAGGGATGCAGCAGATCCCGGTGCCCTCCCTGGACCCATGAAGTTGAACGTCTGACCGTCCGGCGTTATCAGCTCATACTTGATGTCACAAATGCCCATGTCCCTACCCCCTGCCACCATAAGTATCAGCAGCAGGGCAGCCGCAAGAGCCAATCGCTTCTTGACCATGATGCCCTCCGTGAACTCTTTTGCCCATATTATCGCCCCCGTGAACCTTTTGCCCGCAAAAGAAAAGATGCTCCAGGTTTTTGCGCAAAAACCGCCTCAGGTGGTCCCCTGATTCTACCGATTGAGCGTACCTCATAACATATTACTCATTTCACCCCAAAAACTGCCCTGGGCAGCCTGGGCGCCGCTAACAACGCACTGGCTACCGCCCCGCGATCACCTTTATCAGCCGGAAGTCTGAGACCACCGTAGACACCGGGGCCATACTGGTCATATTGAGGTTGTAGCTGTTGCTAACGGTCGTCGTTGACGCAGGTACAGCCGCCAGGGTGCCCAAGGTGACCTGACCCATCTGTAGCGCGGGTAGGTCCCCCATCGACCGAATACCTTCCGCCAAGCTCCGTGAGATCTCCTGGCCTATACCGATGAATACCTTGGATGGTGAGCCCATAAGTAGTCTAACCTTGACCTCGTAGATGATGGCCTCGGCCAGTTCCCTCACCCGGTTTATGAGCTGCTGCCACCAACGATTTATGCCAAGGATGAGGCCTTCTATGAACTCACCACCGAGTCTTGTGCTTTCACTAGATAAACGCCGTAATTCATCCACCACATCATCTACAATTCTGACTGACTTGCCTGTTAGTAGGTTATAGACGCTTTGCAAAGCCCCACCGAAGAATCCAATAAAGGTGATCATCCAGCCCTCGACAAACGTCTTAGTTCCAGTCAAGATACGTGGAATGTCAAGGCCGAATATTCCTTGCACGATATCGCCTGTGCCCTTCAGGACTTGATTAAAGCCACCGAATGAGGTTATCAGGCCCCTGATATAGCCCGTGGTTAGAATACCCGTAATAATCGCCGCTGGCCCAGCTATATCACCGAGGCTCTGAGCGATAGAACTCACGTCTGCAGCCAATCCCTTCCAGTCAACATCCTTGATGGTTTCAAACCAGCCTTCTATAGTCGTCTTCCATTCATCTATCAAACTCTTCTGCTCCTTGCCCAGTTCCTCCAGGATGCCCTTTTGCTCCCCTACAGACTGCGTGAGCATCGCCCCCTGCTCCTGGTACGCAGCCAGCTTGGCCGCGTTCTCCTCGGCGATCTGCTCCCGTATGAGAGCAATCCGCTCTGTGGTTTCCTCACGTTGCAAGGTCTCCCTGCGCCGCGCCTCTTCCTCTTCCCTGGCCGTGCGCCGCGCAAAGTCCTCATCCTCACGGGCCAACCGGATGCGCCGATCCTCTGCCTCTAGGGCTCTCCGGTCCTTAAAGGCTTTCTCCTCTAAGGCGATGCGCTTCTCCAGAGCTGCTTGCTCAGCATCTATGGCGCTTACCTCTTCTTGTAGCGCCTCCTGGTTGCCCTGATGTTCAATGGCTAGTACATCGAGCCAGCCCTGAATGCGCTGCTTCTCTTCATCGGATTGCGCCTGAGCCAGCAACCGCTCGAACTGTGACCGCTGGGTTGCGTAGTCCTTCTGTTCGTCCTGCATCTGGGCCTTGATCTCTTGGCGTTGCTTGCCCGTGCGCAGCTCATCCAGCTCCGCGTACATGTCCGCCATCTTGCGGTTATGCTCCTCCAGGCCCCGCTCTCTACGCCGCTGCCAGTCCAGCTCATCCCTCAACCGCCCCAGGTTGAAATCAAATGTAGTCTGCACCAGCCTGCGGTTGTGATCGTCCCACATGCGGGTGATGGACTTAGTGAGATCCCTGTTGGCGTCAATGATCTTCGTAGCCCCGCTCTCAAAAGCGGCTGCCAGGTTAGGGGCCTGTACTGCGGTCACCTTACCCGCCATCTCCTCCATGGCCTTGGTTACCTTCTTGGCACCCTCCGCCGTGGTCCCTAGCCAATCGCCTACCACGCGGGTCAGGGCTATGACCGGGGCCAGGAGCCTGTTGACGACCACAACTAACGCATCTAAGATAGGCCTCAGCCTGCCACCCTCCGACACCGCTGCGGTCAGCACCTTGACGAAGTCGGCGATAGCAAAAACCGCAGAACCCATGACCTGCTGGAACGGGCCACCCAGCTGCCAGATCATCTCCGGGATGAGTCTTCCTGTCAGCGTCCTCCACATCTTGGTCCAGGTGCCCATCGCCGCCTCGTAGGCCCCGCTGATAGCAACGCCTTGGGCTAATACCGCATTCATCATAGCCTGCACGCGCTCGGAGGCGGTCAATTCCCTGCCAACCGCGCCGATGACGTCCTTGTAGTCCTCCATTGCCTGGTTTGTGTCCACGATGATGCCGTAGGTCCGTAGGACGATGGACCTCTGGGTGAGGATACCGTGCATCAGGCCTGCTAGGGCCTCGGTGCTATCCTCAGCTGCAAAGGTAGCCGCGTCCTGGGCCACAGCCGCCAGCTCTACGGCCTTGGTCGCGTCCATCTGGTAACGAATGAACTCTGCAATACTCTTAGTGGCTACGTCGCTGCGGATACCCGCGTCCACCATCGCGTCACGCCACTGGTAGAGCTGGCTTGCGCTGTAACCAGCCCGCGTGCCTAAGAGTTCCAGGATGACCTCAAGCTCCTCGACGCGCCCTGCACCAAACAGGGCCTCATACGCTACACTTTTCAGGCCTTCTACCAGGTTGGTGAACAGGTGCGCGCTGATGATGCCCGCGGCGATCTGCCCTACGTTGGCCAGCGCACTGCCCAGGATACCCAAAGGGGAAGCAGTGGCCGCAGCCGCGCCGCCCAGGCTTGACGCTGCCTTGTTGACCCTGTTCAGGTCATCGACCGCCTTGTTTGCGCCCTCAACCACTACCCGGACGCCGATGGTCTCTATTGCCACCTACCGCTTCCCCTTTTTCTTGGCCTTACGCTCCGCGTCCTTGAGCAGCGCAGATTGTTTGTGCTGCTCTATCAGCTCATGATCCTCATGCCAGGCCAGAACCTTAGCCATGAACCGCAGGGGATAAAAGCCCCGGTCCCACAGGTACAGGTCCAAGCCCGCCGCGTTAGCAGCCTCCCACTGCACGAAGTGACCGCTGGCCGTGATGCCCGTCTTGACTGCGTCCGAGAGGGGATAGTCCCGGATGGGTGTGCTATGCCGCTTAACCGCGAAAAAGCTCGCGGAATGCGGCCACGTCCTCCTCCCGGATACCCGACATCACAGACAGCGTCGCTATGACGCTAGTGCTAGTGTGGTACTTCTTGAAGACGAACTCCACCTCGTCAGGATCATCCTCATCGAAGTCGAAGCCCAGTATCTTGAGACGCTTCACCCACTTCGGCGGCACCTCGAACCCCTCGGGCAGCTCTACGCCCATCATAATTAGGGCGTCCATGACCGCCGCGTTACGCTCTTGCGCCGCCCGATCCATTGCAGCTAGGTATGAGGGGTCGTTCGGGTTCTCCTCGTCCCGCTCCTTGGCCTCGATGTAGACCACTGGGACCTTGGGGTCCTCGATGCGCAGCTGCACATCTTGTATCAGGGACGGGGCCACAGCATGCAGCGTGGCCGTGACCCCGTGTATCAGCGTCACCTCCAAGGGCTTCTCTGCCTTGTGCATCTCCTTGGCGGTCTCGATAGCCGCCAATGCAGCAGGCGGCAAGCCCTTCTTCTTGGTATGCTTCACTTTTGTTGCCATGGGAAGATCCTCCCAAATCCAAATATAGGTCCTGTCAATTCAGGACTAAGGGTCTTACATCAATGCCCCCTTGACGCTTCATAGGGAACCTACTGGTCTAGCCCTCCACGCCCAGTGACCGCTGATTTATCGGTCAGTATTTTCTAGTCCTCGCCCCAGATTATGATGCCGTCTGTGGCGCCGTCCAACCCGACCGCGACCACCTGGTTGACATCATCCTCACACAGGGCAATGGCGTTCAGCCGACTGCTGGCTGGCAAGGCCCCTGCGCTCTCCGGTAGCACCACGAAGCTGTTACCGCCGTTGTAGCTGCGCAGTAGCCGCCCCACCCCGGCAGCCGTGGTGTGCGAAACGGTCATCACATTGTCCGAGGAGAACGCGATATCACTGACGGCACCCCCGGCCCAGTTCTGCCGCAGGTTCCACGTATCGCCTCCGTCCAAGGTCTCAAACAGCCGCCCGTCACTGGAACCGACCCACCACTCTGTCTCGGTCTTGACCCACACCGATTGTAGGGACGTGCCAAGGCCCACAGGCGCGCTCATGTGCTGCCAGGTGTCCCCACCGTTCCCTGTCCGGATCACTGCGCCTGCGCTGCCCACAGCCACACAGACGTTCCGGTTCATGGCGTGGATGGCCCACAAGGCGTTGGTCACCGCGTTGCCCGCTTCCAAGATAGTCACACCCGCTGTCGGGTCAGCAGTGCCGTACACATACCCGCCCTCAGCGGAGATGAAGGCGTAGTTGCCCACGCTCCAGATGTCCAAGGGGCAGGTTCCCGTTCCCTTGTCCACGAACCCCACAAGGTTCTCCACCCAGGTCTCGTCACCCACCGTGTCCAGATCAGCCTGTAGTACGTAGTGCAGGGAGCACGAGTCTGCTGATACCACCACCACGTACCCGGCCAGGCATGCCAGCCCCGTCGGGTCCTCCGTTGCACCGAGTGAGTCGATCTCGCTGGTGGCCCAAGGCCCTGCCGCGCCGTTCAGCGTGTACACTACATCAGCAGGTGTACCCGGTGATCCGCCTGCTGCCAGGCTGACTGAGTACACCCTCTCGCAGCCGCCTGACTGGTCCGCGCACTCCCCGCATGATACGCTATCACAGACCACCACGTCCATGATCTCATTGGTGACAATGGCCGCCGCCACCTCTGCGAAGGCCATGGGGAGCACCTCGTAGAACTCCCTGGCGGATAGCTCCCCGGTCTCATTTATCGCTCCGCGGTCTCCCTCCTCCAAGGCACCGAGGGGGTCCGTGGAGTATTTGGTCATGTCAACATCTTCCCATACAACGGCCTTCTGGAAGACGTTGAACAGCTGCGGGTCTGTGCACACCCCAAAATGATAGTGCAGGTCAAATGCACAGCCGGTCCTGGCCAGCCGAATCATCGTGCTCTCCAGGTCCGCCGCATACCGACCCACCAGTGAGCTTGAGGGCCGGTCTGATTCCGACTTGCTCTTCCCCCGCTCCACAAACGCATCGTACTGCCGGTCGCTGGGACAATCGATCTTGGAGACGGTACCCAAGGACCAGTCTATCCCCCCGGCACTCATACACCCCATGTATACAGGCACATGGTCACCCCGTGCCCTCCCCTCGATGAGGAACACACGGCTGAATCCCTTTTGTGCTGGTGTTGCATTGCCGTTACTCATTCTCCACCTCCTACCACTGTACGGCCTGCCCCTTAATCAGACCGGGACGGCCTGAGATATTCTTCCACACGTGTACCTCTCCCCTGCGGTGCCCCAGAGGGCACTCTGGCGCGTCCATGCCCAACTGGTAACTGACCTCATCGGTTCTGGTCACATCTGTACGCCAGAGTTCGGCCTTCGTCCTGGCCGCTGAGCACGTACACAAGGGCCGCTCCAGCCTGGACGTCGCCAGGATGGCTATCAGGTTGGCCCAGTAGTCGCTCAGCGGATCGCAGCCTGGGGCCACCTCTGGCTGATATCCTGCCCGGTACCAGAAACGTACCGAATCAGGCTCTCTTACTTCAGTCCACGATGCAAGGGTAAAGGATTGAGCAGTTGCATCCCACACCCCAGGCTGCGGGACCACGGTGCTCTCCCTGGGGTCCTGCACCCCAAAACAACCTGCTTGTATGCTGACAGCACAGGCCGCGGTCCTGCAACCCGGCTCGCCCCACAGGAATTGCACCTGCTCCGACGGGTCATTGTACTCTCGGTAGAACAGGAGTGTGTCCACATAACTAGCTGGGGCGTCCGCATCTATGCCCGTCGCGTTGAACGCCTCCTGCAGCTGCGGCTTGAACAGGCACCATATCGGGATCAATACCGTCAACGTCGTGCCTGATAGCGTAGCCGTTACGGGCTGCACTTCCCAGGCCGGGTCCGCTCCCGCGCTGGCCGGGTCAGTTCGGCAGTTGGTTGCGTCCAGCGCGGCGTAGGCCTTGAAATACGCCCTCAACTGACACACGTTGAAATCCGTCGCTACATTGATGATGGTGAACTGTGCCCACTCCGCGAAGCCGTCACCATCAGCGTCTACATCTGCGTCCCGTGTCACGTTGGCCGGGTCGATGGCTGTTACTGCCCTCTGCCCCCCGTACCACGTGTAGCCCCATTTGAGGTTCATGGGTTTGTAGTTACCACGCCGCGTTAGCCCGGTCCCGTACAGCTCCCGGCGGTGCGGCCTGGGATACGGGTGCCACTCATCCGAGATCCACACCAGGGCGGGCCAGTACCCCGTGTGCAGGGCGATGTCTTGCTCCGCCTTGGCAATGAGGTCTGCCATCTGGTGTCGGCCCACATGGCTAGCGTTCTGCCAATCGTACTGCATCCACACACTGTTGCAGGTGCCCACGGGCCGGAGCGCACTGTATCCCCCCGCGAAGTGCAAAGGGTCCAGCCCCAGCCACTTGGCGTATCTGTCCAGTGACAGTAGAGTCGGTGTTGTATCCCTACTCATCTCTCCCTACCCTGAAACCGGGGCCACCAGCGCTGTGGGCAGCGACTGTGCCGGAACTAGCGTCTGTACACGCTTGAAAGGTAGATGCTTCACGTCGATAAAGTTGCGGGCATCCTCAGGGTGCACCAAGCCCACCCGCGAGTCATCGTTGTTCCCGAAGCGGTAGCTGCGCCCCGTTATGCCCCTGAACGTAGAGGTGCCCCGGTTTGAGCCTGTGTATTCCAGCCGCTCGAAGCCCGCTGCCTCTTTGGTACTCCAGTTCTGAGGCGGGTCTATACTCATTGCTTGAGCCTGCCCGCACCCTCCGCATCTTGCCATCAAATCCTCCAGTGGGTATTTCTCTCTCAGCATAGTCGCGGTATCACTCGCCTGCTGGTCCCTGCGCTCCCCCGTAGCCAGGCGGTAGGTCATCAAGGGAGCGGACACACGCACGCCGCAGAATCCCGCCATGGCCAGCTTGAGCTGGAAGTCCCAATCTTCCCGCGTGTGCATCTCCTCATCGAAGCCCCCTACGGCCTGGAACTCGGCATGATCAGTGACCAGCGTTACCGCCCCCAGGCCGTCCCGCCACAGGCTCTCCACGCCGAAGTCGTCTACGGGGTACTCGTGTATCTCGCCGTTGGGCCACGATGACCACAAATCCGTGTAGACCCACTTGCCCGTCTGCAGCCTGGCATCTATACACGCCTGCAAAAACCCCGGCTGCAAGTAGTCGTCTGCATCTAGGAAAGTAAGCAGGGGACCCCTGGCTGCCTCCACGCCCCTGTTCCGTGCATAACCTGCACCCTTTGACCCCGGCGTCTCCACCAGTGTTACATAGGGATATGCCCTTAGTAGCTGCTCCGGCAACGGCTCCCCTGTGTCATTTACCAGCACGCACTCCCATTGGCGGAACATCTGCGCCTCAAGGCTGTCCAGTGCGTCCACCACGATCTCCTCATGCCCTGGACCCACGGGCACGATCACGCTGATCCACGGCGTATCGTAGGCCCGTACCGGGTGGCTGAATCTCTCTACTTCCGCCACACAAGCTAGGGGGAATTGTCTATCCTGAACCCACGGGTGCCACGCCAGCCAGTCCGGCTCCTGGTAATTGCCTTCCCCCAGCTTCTTCGTCACGTGGCCCGCACCTAGGGAGTAAAGGAACAGCGGTTCCTTGGTAGCCTGTACCCCGCCCCAGCCGTAAGCCCCCATGCGAGTCCAGAACTCCGCATCCTCGCTACCCGCGCCGTCTGGGCAATACCTTTTCCGATACCCGCCCAATCTCTCCCAGGCCTCCCTACGGAACACGCAGCACGTGGGGACCTGGTTGCGCCGTGCTATCTGCTGCTCGAAGTCGTAGCCGTCCGGCCACCTGGACTGAGCTGCCTGGCCGTCCGGGGTCATAGCCCACAGCCCCGCAAATGACAGCCCCAATGACCGGTCTGCTTCCAGTGGCTCGATGCACCTGCTCAGGAACTCCGGTGCGATGGCATCGTCCGCATCCAGGCAGCAGACGTACTTTGTGTTGACACTGGCAATGCCCTTGTTCCGGGCCACCGCCACACCCTGATTCTGTTGCTTGATGTATCGCACCCGGTTGTCTTTTTCATACTCTACTACGACCTGCCCCGTGTTGTCATCGCTCCCGTCATCTACTACCACTACATCTGTAAGCCCTTCATAGGTCTGTGCCAGGGCACTCTCTATGGCCCTTCCTACCTTGTCCGCGTAGTTGTGGGATGGGATGATCACCGCCACGTCTGCAGGGCGCTCCTGCCCTGCCAGCCTGTAGACCTCTGCCACTTGCTCACAGGCATCCCTCCAGTGATAATGCCTGGACATCTCACGCCCGGCCTCGCCCATCCTTACCCGATGTTGTAAGCAGTACTCCAGCCCTTCCCGTAAGTGATCGAAATCCCCTGGTGCAGATAACCACCCGTTGACTTGATGTTGCACCAGGTTCCCGATGTTGCCCCACGCAAATCCTAGCACCGGCACACCCGCTGCCATGGCCTCCAGGATGCCGATTCCGAACGTCTCTTTGGTCGTGCTCAGGTACACCCCTGCACCCTGCACCAGAAGCCGCATCCCATCGTACTCCTGTAGCCCAATGACCTCCACATTGTCAGGCGCATCCTGCGGCGCAAACGTGGACAGGAACTTCACCTCTGGCATCATGCGTGCCAGGTCTGCCATCGGGTAGGGCGTGCACACGTCAGCATCCCTATTCTTGTTCCACAGCACGTACCCGCCGCTCTCCTCGTGGTGATGCGCCCATTCATCCCACTCTATGCCGTGGGGAATCACATGGGGCTGAATGCGCAGGTCCCGCCTGAGAGTCATGGCCACCCACTCCGAGGGCACCGTGACCTCCCTGGCCACACGCAGGTTCTGAATGACCCCGCTGTTGGCCTTCCACTCCCACGCCTGGGCCTCATAGTCAGAGGTCCAGTACAGCCCGTGCAAATGCGCCACGTCGCAATCCGGGGCCATCCCCGCATGTACCGCTTTGACATCGTAGTCTGTGCCCTCGTCGGTGTTCACAACCTCCACACCGAACTCGGGCAGGTACTGGCAGTACGCCTCCACGACCCGCTTTATGCCGCTCTCATGCGAGCGGAAGAACCGCTCCCCCGGCACCATCTGGACACGCATCAATCTATCTCCTATGGGTATGTGGGGGCGGAAGAACCGCCCCCATGTTTGTCACCGTTAGCGGCTATAGGTTGCAGGCAGGTTCCAGGTGCCCCAGAAACTCGGGGCTGGCCTGGAGGGAACTCCACCCTTCACGAAGTAGTCGCTCGTCGATGCGTAGTCCCTGAAGTGCTGTACGGGCGTGTACTTGATGTATTCCAGCTTGCCCGACAGCATGGGAGTCCGCAGGAGGATCCGCGGCTCAATCTTGCCCGCCAGGATGTAGCACCACAGCTGGCGGTCAAGCGTCCACAGGAACCGTCCATCGTCCGTCCAGAACTGGTCTTGCAGCATGCCCCCCGGACTGGCGGCCATCTCCGCCGCCGTAAACCGGTAGTCCTTCGTCTCGTAGAAGGTGGCCTGCGTGCCTCCCCTGACGGTGATGGGCACTAGGTAAATCGTGCTGGCGAAGTCCCCGGCCACAAGGTTGCCCTGGCCGGTTTCCTCGTTGTACTCCACTATCCCATCGTCTATCACGACGGGGTGCCTGCGCCCGTTGATGTCCAAAAACATCCCGGCACGCATGTTGTCCCGGAGCTGAGTCAGGTCCACACCGTCCACGTTCACAGAGACACCAGGGGGCACTGCGGTCAGGCCCCGGCTGGTGTAATAGGCGGTGGGCCAGATCTCCGTGAGCATATACCACAGCTCCTCACGCATCACCCACGTCCAGCTGGCAGGCATGAGCTTCATGCGCCTGGCATTGCGGTGAACGTACTCCTCCATCCAGGACAGTTGAGACACGATGGCGAAGTTGCCATTGGCGTCCACAGAGTTCACGTCCGCCCAGTTGAACGTCTTGACATCGGCGTCCAAGGCACCGCAGTTGGCGCCTGTGTGAGCATCAACGTAGTTGGTGCTGATGAGCAGGTCCAGCCCCGCAAACTCCTTGTACCCGCCCCCGGCGGTGTTGTTCACAGGGTTCCCCTGGAAGGTCATGGGCGTTAGCGCCTCCTGGAACATCATCCCCACTTCCACCATACCCCAGGCCGTTGCTACGTTGAGCACGGTCCGGTAGTCCGGCTGGTTGATGGCCCGGAAGACGTCTGCGGGCTCGATGCCCAGGATGTCATTGAGGAGCTGGTAGTCGATCTCGCCACGGTTGATGCGCTCGATGGTCCGGTCGATATCCATCTCCTTGGTCTCACGGCAGACGCGCCCAAACTGCGTGGTCTGGATGCACGACTGAGAGAGGCCGCTTGGGCAGTCCGCGCAAGGGCCGCTCGGCTCTGCCTCACCACTGGGCGTCATGCCCGTGAGATACCCAAACTCGGGATTCGTGTCCCGGCTCATGTTGATCGGGAGCACTGAGCTGAGGCCCATAGGCGTGATGCGCCCAGAGATGATCTGCTGGTCCAGGGCTGACGAACCGAGGATCCCACCAGGGCCATGAATCCAGTTGGTCGTCGGCGTCCCTGTAGCGTACTTCTGGCCTTGCACCAGGCCAGCCTTCATCATCCCCTGAGCGATGGCCTGCCCCAGGGTTACCATTTGATCCTGATTCAGTTGCGGTGGCATTATGTCTTACCTCCCGGTGCCGGTCTTCCCAATACCACATCAGAGACGTGATCAATGGCCTTGGGAGTCATCGGCTTCTTGTCGGCTAAATCCTTGCTCTCGTCAAGGAGAGTGCCGTCAGCCGTGGAGGGACGGAGCCACACCACATTTGGCCGCCAGGCTTGCTTCTCGCTCAACCTAGCCGTATCGTCCTTCTCCACTTCGGCCAGGCGCTTCTTCTGTTCCTCGTCACCCTGCTCCACAGCGGTCAGGCGCCCATCAAACTTCTGGAGCAACACGCTCAGCTCCTTCATACCCATGATCTCGGCCACGCGCTGCGCTACATCATCGACCGGCACGTCGGCGGTCTCATCACTATCTTCATTGGTTGGCTCCTGCTCCCCCGCAGGCTTCTCATCGGCGCTCTTGTGGGCCACTCCGGCCTCCTCAAGGGTCTTGGATGCGGCTCCGGCCTTCTGCACCATGCCCAGCAAGTCCACGTCCGCGGCCTCACCAATCGTCTTGAGTACGTTGATTTGCTCTTCATCCAAACTCATCTGAAGCACCTCCATAGCTGTGTACGGATTGGCAGCCCGGCGAATTGACAGAACCGAAGTACGGCTCTTGTCAAACCAGTCAAACACCCCATCGTCCCGGTCCCCAGGCTTGAAAGTGAACTTATGAGAGACCCCCCAGCCGTCAGGGGCAATCTCTTTCTGGGCCTCTGGGCACTCCGTGAAGAATTTCTCAAACACCTTCCCCACCTCATCGTCATGGAAGGTGCCCATCTCCACCAGGTACCGGCCCTCTGCTCCGGCCCACGTGATGTCAGCGAATTCACTGCCGGGTATGTGCCAGCAGTCATATTGCCCCTTGCTGCCCGTGGCCTTGATCTCCTGCCAGGCCCGGTCCGCGTAGTCCTCGATGGACTTGGTGGTGAATATCTCACCATCCCGGTCCATGAAGGCATTAGTGGTCCATGTGAGGATGTAGGTCTTGCCGTCTGTACCCTTAAATGCCTTGAACCCGGTCTCACCCTCTAAGAGCTTGTCATCGCCGGTCACAGCCCTCCACAGGCCCACCATGCCCTCAAGTGCCTTGTTAGCCTGGGCTCTCAATGACGCTGGTAAACTCTTCTCCTCGGTGCACTTCTTCTGTGCTCCCTCGATCTTGTCCTTAGCGGCCTGGGGCACACCGCTCATCTGCGGTATTCTGGCCCTGGCATTGCGCACCCTGGCACAGTCTAGGCTCCCGTCCGCCTTCTTGTAGGGGAGGTGGCGGCACTTCTCCGGTGTCTTGCCGTCCACCTTCTCACAGCCCTCACCGGTCTCGATCCAGGCGAAGGAACTGTTGGGGAGTGCCTTGCGCTGCGCAGAGGTCAAAGCGGCCTTCTCATCATCACCCAGGGACTTGTCGCCCAGTTCCAAAGCATCGAACTCCTGGACCAGCTCCGCCTTGTAACCCTTGCCCAATACCTCTACTTTGGGCCGTATCACGTACTCAATCTCAGTAGCCTCACCCATCTGGAGCTTCCCATCCACAATCGTATAGACGCGTAGGTAGTCCATACCCTCCAGCTTGTACGTGACATAATTGTCATAGATGTCTATGTCCTGAACGTACGGCTTGCTATCTTCACTAGGAGACAAAGCCGTCCACATCATGCTCTGGATATCTGACAGGCTCAACTCACCCTTCTCGCTACGGGAATCCTGAATCTCCGCACTCTTGACCGCTGCGTTGGCTATCCGGATGGCGCTGGCCTCACAAGCATCGACTTGTGCCTTTGTGGGCGTACCGTCTATCTTGTCCAGGCAGGTCTCCCGCGCTCCATTGGCCGCCCCGGCCCACTGGTTCCGCTTCTTCGGGGTATCCGCCGCTTCTGTGTGCGATGGCGCATCCGAGGGCTTCCATACCTTCGTCTCTTCACTGTTGTCCCCGGTCAGTGCCTTGATAGCCTCACCATCCCCGGCCATGGCCTTCAGCAACTTGAAGTCTTTAACAACGCCCGACTCCGCTGGCGCATCAGTGTTATAGTGATAGTTGATGGTTACTCCCTGTCCCATGTCCACCCCTCCTTCGGCCTTTACGAACTCCACCGGCCCCATCAATGTCTGCACCTGAGCAGGTACATCGACCCGCTGCGGTGACTCATAGGGCACCCAACCGTTGTAGGCATACAGGTACAATTGCTCTGAGTCCGGCCACCACTTGCGGCGCTCTTTGACTGAGACCCTGTGCTCGCTGAACCGGGCATCGAACTCCTCAACGCCCACCACCTCCGGCTCGGACAACGCTAGCTCACCATAGGCAAACGGCCCTGAGCACAGCGTGTAAGGCCCCTCAAAACTGAAGTCGCGGGCCTTGGCCAGCGCGGTCTTGACCCCGGTGAAGGACAGCTCCCCGTGTGGTGGTTTGAGGTACAATCCCGGTGGTCTCATAAAGAAACGCCGCCCTCCTGCGGTGGTCGCTTGCGCGGTGACCGCATGGTGAACGGCGTGCCTCTCGGGAAGCCTTCTTATGGTTTGACAACAACCTTATCACATTTCGTTTGCTTACGCAAGTCTGCTGTCGTGGGTGCAATCCCCACCCTGCGCTCAATAGCGTCTACCTGTAGCAACAAAGCCCTGCGTTGTTCCATCAGCAGCTTGCGGTCTTTGCTGTTCACCCTCTGGCCTCCGCGTATGCCCTGATGACGAAGTTGTGCAGGTTCCTTTGGCGCCGCTTGGCGATCTCTTGCGGGAACTCCCTAGCCTTGATGCCCTTCACCCAATGCCCTTTAGAGAACACAAACGCACCCCGACCACCACCCTTGCGTGATCCCAAAACCCTGGGGCGTGTCTTGGCTCCATACTTGCCACCCCTGAATCGCAGTGCCTTAGCTCGACGGGGCCGCACGAAATGCCTCCGTGTACCCCCTGAGACGTAACCGTATATCTCATCGTTCGTGGTCACGTCACCCTCGATGGTATCACCCCGCCTGGTGGCTCTGCGGCGCTTGAACCGGACCTGGTGCTTCCAGGTTCTTGTAGTGGCCTTGAAGTTGCTCTCCACGATGGCCACGGTATCATCCACGGCCCGCACCAGGCCCCTGACGAACTTCTTGGTATCCACAATGGGTTTATCAGACCCGATGCGCTCAAGCCTGATTCTAGGGGGCATCGTTTACCGGTTCCTCCACATTGCATCCCATACCTGATATCCAGATGGCGAGCCGCATCAGGACCATACCCACACGCAGCCGCAGGTGCCACTGGCGGAAGCCTGTAAGGTTCACCTGGACGGTGAGGTCCTTAGTGACGCTCGCTATGGGAATGTCTATGCTCTTTGTCATTGTAATCTCCTAAGGGCATAATGTGCCCAAGAATTTCCTGCTTCTTGAAATTCGGTGGCAATCTGAATAGCCCAATCAAGAGCTATCATTACTTCTCGGCCGCCACCGTTGACAACATTATGCCCCTCTGTTTTGAGTATACAAATCCAGTAGGCTTCCGCAGAATACCGAAGTTCATACGGACAGGTTTCTAAAATACCTCCTACTGGCATCCTGTCCTCATTCAGCAATTCACGCAGGTGATCAATCATAGGCCAAGGACTTGTACTACCATTATCGGCAGCCTCTAAGTGTTCTCTGAGTCTCTCTTGTAGCTCACGGGCAGTGTGACCAACATATATCCATGAACCTGGTTCATCACGCTTCCAATCAGGATGATGGAAAGCATAGATAGTAACTTCGGCCTTAGCGGATTCAGAATTGTCGGCAACCATTGTGCCCTCCAATCTATCCTAGCGTGATCCAGCAGCGACAATTACAGCCACATGAATCCGAAGAATCCGCCGGGACCCCGCCGCACTCTGCAATCATCTCCGCCCAGGACTTGTACGCCCCGGCCTTGGGCGGGCAGGTATCACAGTGCTCAGCCCTGTCGTCCAGATGCCGTGTGACGGGTATCACACGCTCCTGTGCCTGCCCCTGCGCCTTGGCACGCTCTTCTGTACCCTTCCATACCATTACCCAGTACGGCCCCGCATACGTCGCTACACGGCCCCTGAACGTACCCAGGACACCCAGCACGGCCCCTGCATCCTTCAACCCCTCATCGCCCAACCCCTTGAGCTTGGTCTGCACGTCAGGGTTCAAGCTGAACTCCAGGAAGCGCAGGTTGCGGTCCGTATACGCCTCTACGGCCAGCGCACCATCCTGAGTCAGCTCCTCCTCTTCTAGGCCCAGCGCGTAGGCCTCCGGTAGACCCTTGAGGGCGATCTCCTGCATGATGTCATCTATCTCATTAGCCGCATCCCTGATAAACACATCCCGATCTATCAAGGAGGCCCCGGCGATGCGCTTGGCCCACTTCTGCGCCCACTCATCGTAGGCTGTTATCAACTTCTCAGCATAGGCGTTGACCTTGCCCTCGTAGCCGGAGTTCCGACGTCTGAGCTGCAGCCGATCCCCCAGGGCCTTGAGCCGTGCCCAGACCCCTTTCTCCTCTGGCTCTTCGGTCACATCCCCCGGCTCAAACCCGCCGGGTGACTCCTCCGGCTCTTCCGTGACCTCTGACGTAACTTCCTCTTCCTCCATCATATCCAGGTAGTCCGGCTCCAGGTCCCCCTGGTCCACTGCGATCTGACGGGCCACCTGCGGGGTGATCTCCCCGCTCTGGATACATATAGCTCTCGTCTCAGCCCGGCGCTGCGTTGCCGCATCCTTGGTCTCCTGCTCCTCTGCATCTACCTCCACAAAGTTCATGTCTACCTGACCCGGCAGCAGTCGATGATACCGGAACTTGAACTCCAACGTGTTCATAAATATTCTTGAACTCTTGCCCTTGGTCTGCCGGGCCATGGTCTCTACCTGAGTAGCCGTACCCAGCCCCTGCCCCGGCAATGGGGCCAGGTAGGTGTAATCCGTGCCCGTGCCCAGCGCCAGCTCCGTAATGTACCACCGCAGAGCAACCTCTTCATCGAAGCCATCGGGCAAAGAAGCTAGGGCTATCTCTATGGCTTTGGGATCGGCCTGGGGATCCAAAAGTGAGGCGATGATAGGCGGCATATATCGAGACAACCCCAACTGGTCCGCATTCACCTTGGCCTGTTTCACCGCATCCGTGACACGAGTTGCATCCACATTAGTCACCCACACAGAACCCGCAAAACGCCCTGAAACCTTCTCCTGCTTGTAGATTGCAACGTCTCGTAGTATCTGCGCCGCCCTCAGTATCCGAGACACCGCGCAGAAGCCCACATTGTTCATGTCCTCTTGAGGGCTGGGCATGTCCTCTAGAGTGATAACTTGCCACCAGGCCAATTTGTGTTTCTGATTCTTGCGGTCTGTGTAGACTACAGGATAATCAATATCCCCCGTCCTCTGGCACCGTCCTGCATCCAGATGTGCAATACCCAGAGGTTGGTCCACCGGCGAGTCCTCAACCTTGTACTCCTCCAGGTCAATGGGTTCTATCTGATTGCGGTACACCTGGAACCATTCCATCTCCCCATCTGAGCCGCGGGCCTTGACCGCCTGGAGTAATCCCTTCTTAGTGCGTACCCTGGCAGGCCGAATGACCTCGATAAATGCACCATTATCTTGTGTAAGCAAGTCCTGCGTGAGCTTCATCACAAACGACTGCCAGCCCGCTCCAAGGTCTGCCTGAGCACACAGGTCCTTAGAATATTGAACCTGCTCCTCCGGACCAGTGAACTCAAATCGGAAGGCTGCATTGCGGGCCGCTATAGAGTAAATGACCCCCGGTAAGAAAGGTGCAGTCTGCCAGAATGAACGCAGCCACGCGTCACGCTGCACGGTCCACCACAAGGGGGCCTCATCTGCCTTGAGCGCCATCTGGAACAGGAATATCTGAGAACCACCCCAGCCCGTCGGGGCCGTTTCCTGCACGGAGGCCCTGGCCGCAGCCGCAATGTCTGCAGGCGGCTTGGCGACCTTAGCGTCCTCTTCCAGGATGACCTCTTCTTTGGTCGGCTCCGGTCTGCGCTTCTTCTTAGCCATGCCTTCCCCTTATACTACGTCGTCCGGTAGCAGGAAGATGATGCGCTCCGCCCGCTTCTTGAACCGCTGCCACTTGGTCAGCGGTGCCTCGATGATAGCTGGCTCTTCAGTGATAACCGGCTCCGGTGTGACCTCTACAGCTCGAAGGGGCACCGGCAAGATAAGCGGCTCCGGCTCCGGCAGCACTGGTTCCGGCACAACAGCCGCGCCGCCCATGCCGCCCAGCTCCTCCAGCGGCACCGGCTCCGCAATGGGCACCCTCCTGAGCGTAGGCTGCCTGCCGTCTAGCGGGTGGGTGACCATATCCCTCACCTTGCCGTCCTCAGTGATGATTTCGTTGACAATGCCCTCTTTAGCGTCGTGATAGGTCCACCTGACAACGCGCCGCCCCACCAGGTTGCCGTCGTACTTCTGGCGAATCTCATCAACCAGCTCCACGTTGTTGCCAAACTGGTCCTTGACCAAATGAGGGTCGCTGTAAGTCTCGCCCTCGAAGATGGCCTTGATGATGTCCTCTTTGTCCATCGCCCTGAGTTCGTCCAGCGTCTTAGATTGCAGGTCTATCATGTTCCTAGCCTCACAAGGGCAGTGATACCATTCGCAGCCTTGGCTATCCTTAACGCTTGCCCTTGGTTAATGCCCGCCGCCAAATCGATTCTCCAGGCGGCTAGTATCTGTCCTGGGCAGGTGGTTGACTGCCAAATAGGCGCTGCGGGCCAGCCAGGGAATGCGAGTACATCAGGCAATACTGCCCCTGCTTCCATTCCAACAAGGCCCATAATCTCGACCCGATTTGGCACTCGCCAATCCGTGTACGTGCCCACGCTCCCCAGCCGTGCCCCCGCCGCATAGTTGAAGATGGACTGGCAATTGAGATAAATCCAGTCGCCTACTGCGCCCTCAGCTATCAAGACCTGATTGCCGGGGTCCACAACGATGTCCAAATCGGCACCATTAGGTGTGGCGCTCACCACATAGGCATTGGGGAGATTGTTGACCCCGTTGACGAACCCCGCCGCCATGATGCAGTCCCCGATATGAAATTGGGTCAAGGCGGCCCCTCCGATGACGCGGAAGATATTGCCGGGCATTATCACACTCACGGTGTTAACCCCAGCATAGATTGCACAGTCCGTCGCCACGTTGTACCAGTTCAATAGACCGTTGCTCATCGGCCCTACGGCCTCACCTGTGGAGGTGTTGCGGCTCCACATTAACCCCGTGTTGGTGTCCGTGACGACGTTGTTTGAGTGCGCAGCCACCTTATACAATGAGGTCATGGCCCCTGCCAGCTCATTCACCGCCGCAGAGATGGTCAGGTTCGCCGGTGCTCCACCGATGCCCGTGACTGTAACCTCACCGTCGTTGGAGCCACTACCCTTGATGACCATGCGGTCATTCACCGCCCAGCCCGCCAGCCCATTTGCAGCATCCGCTATGGTGCCGGGCGCGGTGAAGCTGAGCGTACCCGCCGCGTAGTGGGCGACCTCAATATCGGTGTTGCCCGCCAGGGCGTTGACGGTATAGGCTTTGGCTACGCCCGCCTCGTAGCTCCCATCATCGAAGAAGCTGTAGGGCGTTATCTGCCCCGTCTCCAGCAAGGCCGCTAGAAGGCCCGCGCCACCCCTTACCGGCATCTTACGTCCACCCTATGAGTTCCACCACCACGGCGGCAACCGCGCTGGCGAAGTAGAGGGTCCACACTGGTTGCAAGTAGACCTCCTCGGAGTAGTACCACAAGCCAGAGGGCAAGGTCATGTACGGCGCCGCCGGTGGGCCGACACGCCCCGGCTCGAACGCAAACCGAATATCGTTGGCCGTGCGGCAATGAAACTCGAAGGACCGACAGTTAGCAGGGAGAACCTGTGCATATTCCGTATTAGCCAGGGTCAGGGTCAGGTTCCGCACCAGAGGATAGGTAGGGTTGTCCGCCGCCGATGCGCTGACCGGCAATGCACCCCCAACAGTTACCTCAATAACCTGAGGTGTCCCGTCCGCTCCTCTACCTGCTATCAGTACCGTTTGTGCTATGCTCATCATGCGCCCCCTATTCCACCACCTGCCTACCCATGAAGCCCACGTAGTGATTCACCGCGTTGGGCGTAGTCAATAACAACGGCAGCCGTGCCAGCCGCAGGCCCCCACCGACGAAGGGAATGACCTCCGTGCCCCCTGACTGCCCAGAGATGTAAATGGTCATGTGCCAGGTCCCGCAGGCGAAAGTGAAGATCTGTGCCCCCTCACAGGACATCACAACCAACTGAGGGATGAACCGGAAGCTGGCACTGGGCGTGTATATCGCCTTGTTGACAGCGGGCGCATCGGTCGGCCCGTAACTAACCAAGTCATCATAAGGCGGCACGATGATGCCCTGCTCACTGAATACCGCACCGATGGGCGTATTGCTATCCTGGCCGTGTCCCGCTATCTCTACTCTCGCCATCGTTCTCCCCTTTTGCACAAAAGGCTAGGCCAGCGTTTCCTTTGCTGGCAAAGAATTAGGTGATAAGCTCGCGCCAGCCGTTTATGCCGAATGTCACCGTTGCACCTGCATCATTGGTCTGTGCCCTGATAGTCCATGCCCCGCCCATGGCTGGTGTGATGACAATGGGTGGGCTAAGCATCGTAAGGCTTGGTGAAGGCACCGAAGAGGCAGCGCCAGTATCAAGGCCAAACATCATCGTCATCGCCGTAAATGCCCCCGTGCCATCCGCGTTTGCCGTGTAGCCTATCTCAAACTCACACGAATCGCTGAATGTGCTCAGATAGGCATAGAGGCAAGTGATAACGTCCCTGTAGCCTGCAGTCGTTGTCCTGAGCAGGCCCGCATCCGTCAGCACCGTTGGCGCACCATTGATGCCCACCTTACTGTTCACCTTGTGGCAGAATGCTGTCCCCGCCCTGGCGGCAGCCAATGCTGGTTCGGACAGCATCACCACGTCACTCTGACCCAGCGTCCTGATATACGCAGTACCGTCCGCGTCAATGTGCGGAGCCTGTGCTGGCCTATCTGGGTCAGTGTAGTTCCTGCCCGCAATGATTACCGTGTTAGACATGGGATACCCCTCATCTCAGCTTTAAGCGCCTTAGAACCGACCTGGGCAGCCCCCACACGATCCTGGGGGCATGTTGCAGGTCTTCGGCTTGACGATTCCCGTGCCACCGCAGGCTGAGCACTTCCTCTGGGAGAGAACCCCCGAGATATGAGTGGACACGATTATTTTCTTACCGCGGCATACCGGACAGAGTTCTTGCTTCATCTCTCCCCTCACAGGTTCAGGTATAAACACCGGTGCGCCGCCATAGAGAGCGCCACACACGCATCAATCTTGCCCCGTTTGCTCTTGACAATCCGCAGCCGCGTCTCCTCTTCCTTGCTCATCTTGCTATTGGCATTGGCGATGTGCCGGGTCAGCTCATGGTGCGTCCCATCATGGGTGCATTCCTTGGCCCTGATGAGCTGGTATAGCTGTACGTCCGACTCCAAACGCTCGGACCCCTGGCTGAAGGACCTCCAGTGGGCCACGTAGTCCTTGCCCTGGTCTGTGGCCAGCTTGTGTAGCTGCCACTTGTCGTAGGCCACCTCCACCACGTTGTGCTCCCCACAGAAGCGCCGTATCTCCTGGTCGATAGGGCCGAAGTCCAGCTCCCCGCCCTTGGGTGGGTACCATACCCGGCTGTAGCGCACCGCCACGTGAGTGCCAGGGGCCATCGGATGCCGCGTGACACCCACCACTGCGAACGAATCGCCACTGACCGCTGCGTCTACCCCCAGGATCACTTCCTCACTCGACTGCAACGGCGGGAAGGGCGTCTCCACCGCGCAGCCGTGCCACCACTCGATAGGTACGAAAACATCCTCCGAGGTGACCCACTCATTCTTGTGTACCCGGCGGAATTCCAGCTCCGTCAAGGCCCCGGCCTGCTCCTGATAGTACGCTTCCGTCTGCCAGGGGAACCGCGGCTCCGTCTCCCAGTAGCACCATAACCTTGTGGCCTCGTTGACGAACAAGGGTATCTCCTGCTCTCTCAGGATGGGGTCATACTCGATGCGGTTCTCATCAGCCCAGTCCACCCAGAGGCGGCCCTTGTTCACACCCTGGTCGTACAGGTTCTCCAGGGTGTTGCTTTCCCCCTCGTACCCCGCATAGGTGTCCACCCAACGAAAGGACAGCCCACGCTTCGTAGGCGATAGCGTAAGCGCCGCCCACAGCCTTTGCTTGTCCTCCAGGCGGTATCCCCAAAGCTCTGAGAACGTAACACAGGCCGGGTTACCACCTGCCTGACCTGTGGGGTCTACAGGGATGGCCTCAATGACCGAGCCGTTGGGTAGCGAGATTGCGGTCTTGCGGTCCTTCCACCGGGTCATCACAAGGCCGGTCCCCAATTTCTGATTCAGCTCTATGCTCCGGGCGATGCAGTTCAGAAGCCGATCCCCCGACTGCTTCCCATCATTGGCCGCCAGGTAGACTTCCGCAAACGGCCCCATCTGGTCAGCCACCCACGCATCCACCATAGCCGCCAGCCTGGACTTTCCTGATTTCTTGATAGCCGAAAATACAATGCTCTGCCAACGAAATCCCAACTCCGGTGTGATCTCCAGCGCTGCCTTGAGCAATGCCTTCTGGAGCGAAAACAGCCTTATAGGCCCTGGGGTCAGCTGCCGCCCGGTCTCCACATCGCAGGGATCCTCGATGTAGAAGTACCGTTCCCCCCAATCCGCCGGGGTGATGTCGGTGCCGCGCATGGCCCACTCCTTGAGCCGACCCTGGGATACATCCCCCATAGCCCCCACGAAGGTCCGGGCGAAGTCGTCAGGGGCGAAGCCTCGCAGGGCCGCCTCCGACAAAGTCGGTGAGGATGAGGTTGCGGATGGCAATCTGGTACTCCTCCGGCAGCCTGGATAGAAATGTCTCCAGGTCTCCCTCAATCACGATCTGCTTATCAGGACTGTCTACCCCAAGTATCTTGGCTTCCTTCTCAATGGCCCGCAAGATGGCCTGGTAGTCCTTCTCAGCCCACGCAGAGCGTTTGACCTCAGAGAGCTCCGCCAGGATGCGGGCTATGTGTTCGGCGATGTCCTCAGCAGCACGCTTGCGCCAGTCTTCACGAATAGCTTTGAGGTCATTGTTCATAGTCTGTTGCGTCCAGGGCATGCCCGTCCTGGGGTTCAGCATGCCCTCGTTGGCAAGCTCGTCGGCTATCTCCCGCTCCGTGTACCCCCGAAGCCGCAGGCTTGCCACCTGCCGCCTACGCAAGGCCACCAGGACCTTATGGCTCACGGTATGAGGGCTTTGATTCTTGGGCACCTAACAAATCCTTTACTGACAACAGATACAGACGACCTGTAATGGCAAAGCCCCGCCCACCCGCCGTCCGGGTAGACGGGGCTAATGCTCCGTCACATTGTACAGCATAGTTTGTAACTTGTCAAGTAGGGGTCAAAGACTACTCCAGCTCATCCTCCACATCATCAACAATTGCACACCGGCAATTGGCATGACGGGACACCTCCACAGAAGCCCCTTCGCTCTGCGTGAGATAATCCGTAGTGACAAGTGATAACAGTCCCCCGAAGGAACTCGCAGCCTTGGTGGACAGGGTACTCCCAAAGCTGACCAGGCCGCTCATCGGATGGGGTGCGCCAGGATAGCCATCAACCGGAAGATTCCACGTACCTAGAAGTTTCCACCATTTGTCCTTCCGCCTCATATCAGCACCGGCCCGTTCCAGCTCCGCCAGGTCGCCCTGTGCCTGTGATCCCTCATGGGTACGGTACTCGGTGTGAGGCTCCCCGGCCCCAGCCAGGGCCATCAGTGTTAAGAACTCCCCAAAATGGCCCTCACGATAGGCCCGTGTAGACATAGACTCACCAGAGAGCCACAGCGGGCAGGCGAACCAGCCGGGGTTGCGGGGTGGGTAGCCCTCCCAATCCAGGCACGCCATGAGCCGCATCTGCGGACTGACGGGGCTCATACCCTTTAGTGCCCTCGTTGCAAGGATATTCACGAAGTTGGCGCATCTCCAGCCCTCAGCCTCACGATCCAGAAACCGGCAAGACCCGCAGCGACAACCATCACGGGCCGGGACAGGGCGAATGGACACAGCATCCACCGGCTCCCAGCTACCCAGGGGTACATTCCAAACAGAATCCTTCCAGTTGATTGTTATGCTGTCAACCATTATCTTCCTCTGTAAGCAACCGGAAGGCCTCCTCATGAGTGGTACTGAACTCCGGATCCGGGTCCTCCTCGATGGCTCCAAGGCCGCAGGGGATACACAGCACCTTACACGTCTGCCTCCGCATCATAATCTGGCTGCTGGGCGCAACCCAGACCGCCGCGTCACAATCGGCGCACCTTGCCTTGGTGGAGCCGGTGACGATCTCACCCCGTTGACTGACCTCCACGGGCACGGCTACGATGATACACCTGTCATCAGGCATCACACCACCTCCAGGAGCAGGTCACGTCGGCGAAGACGCCCCACAAGTTCATTGAATCCAGCCTCATAGTGCGGAGTGACCTTGCCGAAGCGGGTCACGACCTGATATCCACACTTAGGGCACTCCAACACATCACCAGCCGCGAGCCTGTACGGAGTGCCCTTCTCAGTCAGCTCCAGGACCTCCTGGCCCACCTTGGCCACATGCATCTTGCGGCGGCACTTCACGCAGAACTCATCTCTGGTGTCCATGACTATCCTCCTCGGCTATCATCCGCTTCAGCCAGCGGTCCAGGCCATTGGCCGCTGCGCCATAATCAGTATTGTACGCCGCATCAGAATCCACGAAGGTCTCTACTATGGTCACACACTCCAGGGCATCCTTTCCGCTCCGAATCACGTAACCAGGCTTGCCGCCCTTGACCTCAATCTGCATCGCTATTCCCCCTTCCATCATGCCACAGCCCAACCCTTTGCCAGCAAAAGAAACCGTCACCCCGGCTTTTGCACAAAAGGCTCACCGCCAGAAGCAATGATCTCCAATTTGGCCCACAAACACCTTCGCAGGCGCCCACGGAGGCTCGCCCTCCGGCCAGAACCGCGGATTGTCGAAGTACCGCACGCCAGCCCAGCCCACCGGATCCGCCGCGCCGTTCACTACCGCCATAGACATGGCCAGCAGGTCCAGCCACCGCTCACGGGCATCGGGTGCAGAACCTAGCCACTCCAGGGCCATGCGGTCAAAACATGCGGGATCACTGTCCTGCTCGATCTGACAACGGGCGAAGGCCCATCTGCGCTCTGGAGTCCAGGCCATGAACTGCCCATCGGCAAAGACTACCTGCTCGAAGTAGGCGGCCTCTATCCAGGCAACCCGGTTGAACACCACGCGGGCCACAAGCTCCTGCCCCAACACCGGCTGCCCCGTGGCCTCGTACAGAACCGTCAAGGCCATCAGGTACACGTTGGTCGGCACGGGGTCCTCCACGCCACGATCCATACCTGCCACCGCAGGCACAGGGCAGCAACACAATACCACCAGAGCCACCAGAATAGCCCACAACCGAGAATCCATACCCAGCCCCCCGTTCATAGCATAAACCCCCTTAGCGGGCGCCACAGCGCCCCAGATACCGCCCAGCGGGGCGGGTGTGGCTAGCACCCGCCCCTTCCTGCTAGGCGTGTGAGGAGGATGAGGAGGATGGATCATATCTTACCCTCGATTTGTAACAGCTTGCCAGCCACGATGCCAATAGCGATAGCGTCGGCTGCATCGTGCTCGGACTCTGAGAGTGCAATCCCGGTGCGCATCTTGACGTATCGGCGTACCAGGGGCTTCATCTGCCCTGCTGGGAGCCGCCCCGCCCCGGTGAACAGCGGCTGCCACCGCGCCGGGTCTATGGAGTATACTGGCCTCATCTGAACGCGTCCGCTCTTGGGTTCCACACAGGACCAGCCCACCGCCACCAGGACCAGGTACATCCGCTCCAGGGCCGCACCCAGGGCCAGCACCGAGGCCTTGGACATCTTGCCCCTGCGCAAAGCAGCCCCCACCCACTGAGGCTCTTCATAGACCAGAGCATCCAGGGGTCCGTGATCCTCATCGGCATAGTACAGCGCCAGCCGTAGGCCGTCGAAGGCGGACTTGGCCCGCTTGACGTGGACCAGTTCAGTTACTTTGGCCCGGTACGGCTCAGCCTTGATGACACCATACTTGAGAACCTGGTCGCCGGGCTGACGGATGACAGCATAACCGGTGCGCAAATATCCGAGGTCCAGAGCCGCGACGGTGACAGTATCGCTCACCTCTACCTCATCCATGCTGAACGGCCTGCCTTGCCCTGTTTTACCCATTCCACCGTCAGCATTCTATCTACATACCACCTCGGGGCGTTCGCGTCCTTTGCCACTACTACCCACGTGAAATTCCGGTGCTGTACTAAACCCAGCAAGCCTCCATTATGCTCTTGTATGTCCCGCACCACCCGACTCGCTGCCAGTCGTCTATAGGGATAAAACACCGGATCGCGGTATACAGCCTGCCCGCGCATATCAGATCGCTTCGTCTTAGTCACCCCTTACCTCCTCCGCAGTGAACGGCCCATGTTCACCGGTATCGGGGTCAGGCCCCATCTGGCGCCACCACTCACGGCACTCGTTGCACCGGCAATCATAGGGGTGATCGCTTGATTCTAACAACGACGCCACCTCGTCTCGCGGTATGCCCAGCGAATCAGCCAACGCCATGGGATCTACTGCATATCCTCTCATAACCACTATCCTCCCCCCAACAGTTTCGGTACCCAATACTCCAGGTACCCCATCCACGTGAACGCCTGGCACAGCAGGCACAGCCCGATGATTAGAACTGCCAAGAGTATGCGGGCCGCTACCAATAGGAACCGGTCAGTCCTATCCATACTCACTCAACTTCTCCCAATTCTAACCGCCCTTGATATGCCGACAGCAAATCCAGGAACACACCCAGGCGCTCCTCCAAGCGGCCCACACCGCTCTCCTGATAACCCCCGCCCTCCTCCCTCCCAATGCGTAGAATACGCACCCTCTTCACTTCATGACCGTTCTCCACCAGCAGATTCCAATACGCCGCGGCCTGTAGGCGGTGCCCCTCAAACACATTAGAGCCAGTCTTCCAGTCCAGTTGTGCAGGTACGCCGTCCAACAAACCGTAGAAGTCCGGCGTACCACCATAGCCGTATTCCTCAGAGACCAATGGGTGCTCCATAAACAGCGGCTCCGCCTTGTGCCGCTCACAATATTGCAGGAACTTCGCCATGGAGTTCCGCGCCAGGGCCACCTGAGTAGCTGAATAGTTGGCCAAGTTCGGTTCACCGCCCATGAGGTGACACTGCACCATCTCGTGAGCAAGCGTGCCCACACGACCACTCTCTTCCAGGATGGCCCGGTGATCCAGGCCCCGCCGCGTCACGTTGGCCGCCCAGTCTATGAGACGGGGCTTAGACAGCTGACCCGTGATGGTGGAGACACCGGGCACTATCACACCGTCAGGCTTTTTGTAGATGGTATGCCCCTTGACGATGGGGCCAAACTCCGCGTATCTGTTCATCCCAACCCCACCGTGCTCCTGATAACCCGCTCACGTCCTACAAACGGTCCACCAGGGTAAAGCGCCAAGGCACCGGATTCTATGTGACGGCAGTAGCGACCTATACCCTGGCAAGTAGAGCACTCTCTGGGATAATCACCCCCCCACTCCAAGCCACCACAGCAGGAGCAATCCACTATCTCCCACCCCGGATTGATAGGATGGGGTTCCGTTGGAATATGGACGACGACTTGCTTCTGGCTATCCCAGTATGCCATCATTCTAACCCCACAGTCTCCATCAAGGCATGCATTCTCCGCTTCCAAATGCTCTTGTCCCGCGCACCCAACTCCTCCGGCGGGTCATAGAGCACGATGGTCCCGAACTCCAGGGTCAAACTGTTCTCATCCCAGAACGTGATCTTGCCGTCCCCGTCAGTAGTCAACGGCTTGCGGTACTCCGCCACGACCTTATTCCGCATCCCCTGCACGTACTCACGGACCTCATGCCAGGTGCCCTCCTTGAGTAGGGTTTCTAAGTCCTCATCTATCGCGCCCTGATTCTCCCACTGATACTCCGCCAGCCCCAAGGCTACGACTTGCTTCGCCTTGCCGCGCCGTAGGATCTCCTCCATGGGCAGGTTCATCCTCACGGCGTACAGGTCATACATACGCTCCAAGACGCGGGCCTGCTCCGACTTGATGCCCAGGGCGTCCGTGCAGAAGTCAGGCCAGTTCTCACAATCGGACCCCCATGCCCACAGGGGGCGCTTGTCCTCCCCCGTGATGATCGCCGTCTCAGCGTCTATGTCCTGGACGCGCTGCACGCTCATCTGGTCGTTCTTGAAGTGCCAAATCTGCTCAGCCCTCAAGAACCACCGCTCTGACTCCTCCACCTCCGCCAGGGCATAGCACCGCTGCCTGGCCCAGGACACCATCTGCATGTCCTCAGCCGACTCCGCTACCTTGGTCGCCATGTCTACCAGAAGCGCCCAGGAAGACGCGGCCTCCATACCCAGGTCTATCTGGCCGCTGTGAACCTGGCGCACCATGACCAAGGCGCCCTGCTCATCCACGTTCGCCAAAGTCCGATTCAGCTTACCCGACTGCACGCTCAATGAACCACTCATGATCTCCTCCCCCTAACTGTGTTTCGATCTCCACGCCTATCAATACCTCATTCTCTGCCAACAGGGTCTGCCTACGGAATGAGACCTGCCCCATCGGCGCAGGCAAAGAATCCGGAAAGCTCATGCCCACGTAGCAGCGGTTCGGCTCCTGCCCGTGCTCCTCCCGGAATCGGGTCAAGGGTAATACCAACCGGTCCCGAAACGTCTCCACCGGCTCATAAGGTACCCTGACCTTCTCAGGCCCTACAACAACACGATACAATCTCACAGCTCTGCATTCTCCATATCATCACCGTCTAGGTTCAACTCCCGCAATAGCCGCAAATCAGGGAGCGCCGCCATGGTCCCCGGCCAGTAAACCTCCGGTGAACTGAGACGACTCAGCAGCCACTCAGGCATCTCATGGTCCGTCATGTTCGTGAGTAACACCGTGGGCAGAAACCCGCTCCGGTCACTACGAAACTCCAGAAGGTCACGGAACCGGGCCGCTACCCAGTCGCTAGTGTGCTGTGTACCGTACTCATCCAGGACCAACAGTGGGGTATGTTTGAGAGCCATCAGCCACTCCAGGAAGCTCTCATAGCGGCCCCCACCAGGTGCTAAGCGGCTCTTTAGAAACTCCTCCAGCTCCGGTCCCGTGAAGAACACCCCACCCATGCCAGAGGTCCGCGCCTTGTTGAGCACACAGGCTCCCAAGTATGATTTGCCCCGACCCGGCAAAGAGTTCATAAACAGCCATCCTTTGCGCTGCTCCAGCATGATCTTGGTCCACTCCTCCACATCCCTAGCCAGCTCTAGAAGGTCCGGCTGGTTCCCCATCACGTTCTCAAAAGTCCAGCCCCCCATGTGTGGGGTAAACGATGATTCCTCCACCAAAGCCTGCAGGTACCGCTCTTGAGCAAAGCCGCAAGTGCACTCCGTAATGCCGCCCCCCGACTCTACCAGATACCCAGCCCCGCCGCAGCGGGGGCACAACTTGCCGGAGCCGTGACACATGGGACAATCCCCCACACGACCTGCACAAAGGCACGCCCCCCGGTCATAGGCCCACGGAACCCGCTTCTCAGGAAAAACCTCCAGTAGCCGCTCCCTGGGCCACGTTTCATCATCGAAGGCAACCTCATAATCAGGTAAGGGGTCCCCCGGCTGCCACGCAGACCGCAGTGCATCTATGCGGCTAGTGAGGACCTCTATGCGGGCAAAGCCGGTCATTCAGCTTTTCTCCGCCTCCGTAATCGCTCTGTCCAATGATCCACCTTCTGCCCCAGCCGCCCATAATCCTCTATCTTGCCCAGCCGTACAACCTCACCGGGTTTCATGGGTGCCTCAGGCCTACCAGACCGTATCCAGGCCGCAATGACGTTGCGCACACGCCGCATATCCGTTATGCCAATGTATCGCTCCCGGCCCACATAGCTTGCGCAGCTAATGATGTCCTTCTCAGAATAGCCCCGGTCCAGTAGATATCCGATAAGCGCCTTGTTCATACCCTGGTCGGACTCGGACCAGTCCGCTCCCATCGCCCCCTGAGCCGCCCAGTAGACGCGGTTGATGATATGCCTGCCAGCCCTAGCCATTGCCCCCCACTGCCTCCGCCACAACCTTACCAGCCTTCTCACGAGCCCGTTCCTTGTCTCGGACACGCTTCTCCCGCAGGCTCACCACGCCCCAGTTGTCCCGGTCCGGATCATAGTCGTAGGTCATCTGGAAACCCTGCAATCTCTTGGCCTCACTCTCTTCCTTGAAGGCCTCATCCATGCCCAGCCGGGCCTCGTCCACGTACTCGTCGAACTCCCTATCGTCCCCCTGCTGGGCCTCGGAGCACTTGCGGTCACCCCAGTACCAGACTAGCTCCAGCACATGAACCAGGCTCGGGGGTAGGCTGTTGTTCTCCAGCCAGGCATAGACCCATGCCAGGTAACGGAATGAAATGCTCTCATCACCCAGCTTCTGGCCTGCGTGCTTACCAAAGGTGATCACCCCATCAGCCTGCTCCCCTTGCTGAATAGGGACTACTCCACAATTAACAATAACCCTAGCCATCAGTGACCTCCTCCACCGCCCTCGCCGCCAGCTTTGCGGCGGCGAGCATAAGGTCTTTGTCGTCAAATGACACAGGGTATTCAGCATTGATTTTGGCGTTAGGATCAATCGGCCATCCATAGACTAATCCTGCAAACTTGCGCCACTCCCACCCAGCCCCCTCGATGACGCCGAGCAGTTGGGAGAGGGAGGGGAGCACCGTCACGTCCTCACGCAGAAATGCGTTAGGCGTACCAGAGCCCTCGAAGATAGCATAGAAGTCACACGCTGCACTGGGGTCGTGCTCAACCTCAGTGACGAATACAATCACGTCATGCCCCATGACCGGCGCAAGGATTGCGGTCCCAAAGCGAATATCTAGGTGTTTCTGCAACCCCTGCGCCTCATCGCTGAGCATGAAGTCCTTGTAGGCTTGACTGAATTGCTCATCCATCGGTGGCCTCCCTGTCTGCATACGCGCCTGTGGCAAGCCGTTCCTCTAGGCCATCGAATAGCTCAACGGCCCATTCCATTGCACAGATCAAGCAGGTCCCATCCCATTTCAGGGCGTTGGGGTTGTGCCCACAATCGGTAGGACAATCCAGGCATCGCTCATTCACATTGATGGGCATACGCTCAAACGGTGAATCCAAGCAGAAGCACTTAGTCATCAGTGGCCTCCTCGCGCCTGAAGCTCTTCTTGTTGGGACAAGACGCCATGCCCGCCAGCAAATCAAAGGCGTCAGTATACTCGGTTGACAGCACACGCCTCACGCTCTCTAGTCTGTTGATGATCCCCCTCTCCCGACAAATCCCCACATCTCCAATACAGCCCTCGCAAATGCGCTTAATTAGCCTCATCCGTGGCCTCCTCCTGTTCGCTCTCTACGCGCTTGATTCTTCCATCCGGCTCCACGTCAAACGCCTCGATCCCGGGGAAGTCCTGTTCGCTCTCCGTGGGCCTACCTCTCATCTCCGCTATCACATCCTCTGGCCGTTTGCCCCCCAGCGAGATCACGCCCCTGGCTCGCTTATAGCCCTGTTCGCCCTTGGGTGGACACTCAAGCACTAGCACAGCGACAGGAGAACCGCTTATCTTCCCATAGTGAAATAGATGTGTCGTGCACAAATCTATGGGTTGCCCCTGGCATATATGCACAACTGGAATCAACTCCGGATCTAGATTTGCGAGTTTACCGAGAACACGATAGAGCACCTTCGGCGCACCGGTGAGGGCCTTTTCTATCTTCTCCACCCACTCTGTCGGCCTTCTGTCTTCGCGCATTAGTTCAAGGAGAGGCTTCAGCCGAACAAGCGTATACTCCAGCGCCCCGCCCATCTCCGCCACCTGCGCCTGTAGACCCTCTATCTCTATGGCGTACATATCACGAACCGCTACCAAGCTCGCTACATCCTGCTCGTGCTGGGCGGCGATGGTGTCAACGTCCTCAGTCTTTTCTTGGACACCGTAGATGGTTCCCACTCGCTTATACAGCCTTCTCTCAAGCCATTCCTTATCCATCCTCCCTCTCCTCTCGGGGCCGGGCAGTGTCCCCTAGTAGTAATAGGTTTCCACTAGAGGCCCGACCCCGATTCAAACCCTAGCACCCACGTATCGTCATTCTGGTCATTCTCCCATCGCCCACCGCAGCAGTCCCAGAGGCAGGCGTAGGCAGATTGTGGCGTTTCGTAGGCTCCGTCGCACAGCGGGCAGACAAGGTGATACGGATAGTGAGCCAACCGCCGCAAAAGCGGGTCGAGGACTTCGACCTCCAAAATGCCCTCAGCGTAGCAATCCGCGTCCGAGATGTCCCCCAACCGCTCCCGCCGTATCTTGCGCAGCGGAGGAGTCCGCCCCATCGTCTTGCCGTCGGGACGCTGGCAGGCGTAGGTGCGGCCAACTTGCCACTTCACCACGCCTTTCCGAAACACCGTATCTCTGAATGGCTCCTTGCACATCATCATGTCGAACACATCTCTGTTTCCTCTGAGCCGCCGCGTCTGCGTCTTGGTCCCGTTGAGTACCTGCCTCCACTGTTTGAAGATCATGGCTGCTCCTCCTGCATCTCGTCGATATGGTGGAGCACTACCGTAAATGCTGACTCCCAGCCCCGGTCTCCCGGTGTGTTGGCTGGCGTCGTCCGCTTCTCCTCCAGCCACTCCACCAGCCGGTCCATCTGCGGGCCGTCGGGGGCGGCGTCGAGGGCCTGTATTATCCCGTCGTATGCAACGGCACTCTGGTCAAGGCCGATGTTCACATCATAATCTTCTATTGCTTCCCTCAGTTCTCTCTCGGTGCTCACTTCTTCCTCCTGTAGCAGTGATGGTGTCAACGATACTGGCCCGGTACGAACCGCGCCCAGCAAGGCTCCTTCTTCCGCAGGTCTACGTCCGGTAGGTGCCAGCAGTAATAGTCATCGGCCACCGCTACATCTCCCCGAGGGCTCGCAGCCTTGGGCCAGTTGTAGTAGTTGTGTCTGCACCCTGAGCATAGCGTCCCGCGAAGTCTGTTGCGGCGCGCCAGTATCTTCCTCTTGCTCATGGTCATGATTCATCCTCCGTCCATCTCCGGCTCTGAGTCCGCCTATATCGTGCCCAGATCTAGCATCATGCTGAGCTTGCGGGCATCTTCTTCGTCATCACAGACCCAACCGTTCCAGCAATAGACCTTCTCTCCAAGCTCCACGCGCCTGCCGCTGCTGTAGACTTCCATAGTTTCTCCGGCAATGTACCACCCATCAGCGGGCACCACATCGAAGTCGCACAATTCATCTAGTGTTATGGTCTCCATCTTCTCTCTCTCGCTCACTTCTTCCTCCTCTTCAGGCAGCGTTTGCAGAGTGGTTCGCGGGGGCTGCTGCTTATCGTGGGTCAAGCAAACTCCGGCCAGCTCTCTGGCTGTGGAATGCCGCAAGCGGTGCATTCCCTTCCCCTCCAAAGAACGCTATCTTTACCCCGGCTAACTATGTGCCAAGGTCCATTCTTCCTAATCTGAACATACATCACTTCCCCCTCCTCAGTAAAACAGGCAAGATCGGGGCAGGCAATCCTCCGCCTGCCCCAACTCCCCTAGAAGGGTATCTCACCCTCATCGGCATCCCGCACAGGCACATCAGGGACTTCCTTGCCTAAGGCCCGCGCAAAGACCACCAGGTGCTCCACAGCTGCCTCAAGCTGCGGCGGGGCCAGTGAATCCACAATCCTACCCTTGGCCGGTGCGCCTGTGACCAGGGCCACCAGACTAATCAACAGGCTGGTATCCACCGCATCGAACCCCGCCGCGATCATACTGTTAGCGAAGGTCTGTGCCCGCAGAGCGTAATCTGAACCGCCCGCAGACAATGCCTGGGCCAGCCACTCCCGTTCCTTGGCATCCATGATAGTCAACACCGACTCCCCTGTAATCAGGGCCGGCTGTAGGGTTTCACGAAGGTAACCCCGCATCGCGTCCAGATCCTCATCGGCCCACTTTCCTGCTTCCACACCTGACATCCCCGCATCACCGTAGAAGTCCGGCACCTCGTACTTGATGCCTTCAACTTTCTTGGCCTGTGGCCCCGCAGGTAAAGGCATCACGCAGTCGCTGTTATGATCCTTGGTATCCACGTAACCGGTCTCACCGATCTTGATGACCACAAGCGCACCCTCACGGGCATGGTCCAAAAGCGCCCTCTCCAGGGCCTCCACGATCATCTGGTCAGTGATCTGGCCTTTGTCAGGCAGTGCCGCCCCCAGGTCTGCAGCCCATTCTATACCGCAGTGCTCAGACCACTTGACGATGTTAGTGATCAGATTGCCCACACGGTCCACCTGTACGACGTTCTCGGACTTCTCGTTCTGGACCACCCGTAGGGCCTTCCACCATGATTTGCCCGTGGGCGCCTCGCCGCGGTGCTCCTTGGGGTGGATGATCTCGAACTTCCACAGCAGAGCAGGCGCCGTACCACCTGTCTTCACCCCGTCCTTCCACTCATCAAACTGGTTGATTCGCGGCTTCATCGTGTTCTCGTCGCGGGGCACGAACCCTGCGAAGAAGGCGATGTAGTCACCCTGCGGCACATGCTCGAAATCCCCTCGTCCTTCAGTCTCCTGTACCTTTGCCATGTCGTTTCCTCCTATAGCTCGTTGGCATCCACGCTAGGGACTATGCCCAGCCGGGCCTCTTGCTTGCTCAACTCAATATCAGCCAGGACCTCACGGCCCATCTTCGCCCCGGTGCTCTGAAACCACTTCATCAACGCCCCCAGGGCCGCACTAACCTCCACTAGCGGGTCATCAGGGTTGGCCTCCACCACGACCTCCGCGGACCAGTTCACGTCGAAAGTCGCATAAGGGGTGCCGTACTCCCTAGACGAATACTGCACCGGGCCGGGCAACTTGCCCACGTCCCGCAGTGTCAAGGACCGCAGGACGAACGGGTACTCTACCACCTCTGGGTTTTCGGCTTCTTCTGTCATCGTTTCCTCCTGTCTAAATAAGGAGGCGGGGGGAGGCCCGGCCTACGTTTTCACAGTGGCGTTGGTCCGACCCGTGACGCCATAGCCGATCTCACTGCTGACCCACCGCCGCCCCCATACTCACAGCTCACAACCCCAACTGGCCGGAGTCCAGCAGGTCCACCGTGGCCGGGTCCATCCCCATCGCTTCTGCCTCCTGCCAACGGGCCAGCTCAGCCCGCCCCTCAAGGCTGTCAGGGTAAACGTCGGGGTCCCTGAGACGACCACGGGCACCATAGAGCACGTCATCGACTTCCCGGTTGAATAGCTTTTCTTCATCCATACCCACCTCCATTCTCATTATAGGTCACTAGAACCTTTTGCTGGCAAAAGAAAACCGCCTCCTGACTTTTGCGCAAAAGGCTCAGCCCTCTGGGATGACCGTTACTGAGGGTGCGCCCTGGCTCTCCGTCCGGTACTCCAGCAACCAGACATGCTCAGGAAGTTTGGCCACTGCATCCAGATCCTTCGCGTTATAGGTGATCCTCAAGGCCCCCTTCCGGTACTTGATAGTCCCATAGGTGGTCTTGATGGTGCGGGCGACCTGCAGGCCCAGGCCCTTGGCCTCAGCTTCCAGCGCAGCCAGCAACGTATCACGATTGGCATTGACCTCCGCGATAGCGGCCTCCCACTTCTTCACAGTGTTGTGTGCATGCTCCAAGTACTCACGTTGCTGCTCAGTGGCTGCCAGGTTCTCAGTTATGATCACCACCATCCTCTCCAAGATACCAGCGGCCTCCTCCTCCACCGTCTGTACTTGCGCTTCCGCCACCACAGGTTGCCTCGTTTCCTCACTCACCACTTACCTCCCTCTAAAGCGTCACTGAATCGTTCCTATGCACCAAGTCGCTCAACTGCCCCTGGCCCCCACGTCGCAGGTATGCCACGCCGCACGGCCCATCCCTATGTTTGGCTACAATGGCCTCCGTCACAAACTGCATCGGGCTTTCCGGATCGTAACGCCCTGCCCAGTAGAGCAGGATCGCCACGTCCGCATCGTACTCCAGGTCTCCGGTCTCTTTGAGGTCTGCCAGCATAGGTCTCGGGGGCTTGCGGCTCTCCACGGCCCTACTCAAGGTACATACCGCAATCACCGGGACCTCGTGCTTCTGAGCCAGGGATTTCAGGCGCCGCGAGATGTAGGTCACCTCCTCCCGGCGGTCCTTGAACCTGCGTCCCCCCTCCATGCGCTGCACATGATCCACCACCACTAGCCGCGCCTTGGGGGATACCCTCATAAGCGCCGCGTCAATGCCTGCGGGTGACAGATCGTAGTCTTCCCTCAATAGAATGGGTATCTGCAGCTCCGAGGCCACCAACCCCAGCCAGGGTAGCGTGTCCCCAACTACGTGCCCCTTGCGTATGGCATCAGAGGTGACCCCGGTAACGTAGCCAAGAATACGCCCCGCCAGCTCCGCCTCCGTGCTCTCCACAGAGAACACCACCGTCGGCCCCACGCCCAATAGGGCTAGATTTAGAGCTGCCTGTAGGCACAAAGTCGTTTTACCCATACTTGGGCTGGCCCCAATGTAACACAGGTCTCCAGCCTTCAATCCACCTATCAGGGCATCCAGGTCCCGGAACCCGAAGGGCACCCGCGCCACAGAGCCAGATAATTCACTCCGGAGGTCTCCCCAGTAGGCTTCTAAGGCACTCTCAAAGGGTACCGCTGCCCCATGTGCCCCAGCCCGCGCAGACACCGCACTGAGCAAGCCCTGGGCCTGCTCCACAAGCTCCGGGACACCGCAACCGCCCTCTCGGGCCATGTTCTGTAGCTCAATGCCTGCGGACATCAGCCGCCGCCGGTTGGCTAGGGCCAAAACCTCGCGGGCATAAGAACTGAAATGGGCACTGGTAGGAGTGCCTTCTATGAGCAAGACCACATACGCCGCCCCGCCCACGGCCTCTAAGGCTCCCTGCTCTTCCAATGCGCCGCATAGCAGCGTGTAATCCAAAGCGGACCCAGAACGCCACAGCTCCAGCATAGCTCCATAGATCATGCCGTGGGCGTCCCGGTAAAAATCCTCGGGACGCAAAGCGGCCTCAGCCTCAGCCATGAGCGCGGGGTCAATCAGCAGACTGCCGAGGGCCGACCTCTCTATATCAACATCATAAGGAACATCCATCATCACGCCCCAAAGAAGATAAAAGAAACCCTACCCTACCTCGCCATGCCAGGCCAGACCGAACCCCGCCAGACCTCGCCACACCCGGCCTCACCGTACCTCGCCACACCTTAGCCACAATACACTCTCATTATAGACCGTTAGAACGAATCCCCCATACGCCCATGGGGTGCACGCCACCACGGCAAGCCCCTTTTGCATGATGTACGAATCCCCCACATGCGCATGGGGTGCACGCTTCGGAGCCTTCCTGGAGTGCCGGCGACCGGACGAATCCCCCACATGCGCATGGGGTGCACCCTTCACAATAGCGATTGCCCACGCGCTGTGGAGACCCCGTCATTTCGGGGTTGCGGGTCCTATGCATCTAAAACCTCCTGCTGCCCGCTTGACGCTTCATCGGGAGGACTTAAGGCCCCTATCCCTCCACGCCCAGTGACCGCCGATTCGTCGGCCAACTTTAGCGCCGCCGCAAGAATGTTCTGGGCAGCGTTTAGGTCCCTGTCATGAACAGCCCCACAATCGCAAGTCCACCTCCTATCTGAAAGCGTCAGATTATCATTGATGCAACCGCACTCGGAGCACAGCTTACTGGACGGGAACCAACGGTCCACAAACCTCAGTTCACTGCCGCTCCACGCGGTCTTGTACGTCAACTGCTGGCGTAACCGATTGAAATTGGAGTCTGACACGGCCTTTGCCAAGTGACGATTCTTGACCATGCCTTTGACATTCAAGTCCTCCATAGCCACCAGTCCATAGTCCCTTACCACCTCCGCCGTGGCTTGGTGCGCCGCGTTCACCCGTGTATCCTTGATGCGCTTCTGTATCCGCTGGACTCTCAGCTTTGCCCTAGCCCGCCGCTTACTCCCCTTAGTCTTGCGGGATAGTTGGCGCTGTGACCGCGCCAGTAGCTTCTCTAGCTCATAGGTAGCCTTTGGATTCTCATATCGCTTCCCATCAGAAAGCGTCATTAGCGTTTTGATACCGACGTCGATGCCCACCACAGGGTCAGCACTACGATCCGGAGGATCGGGTATCTCAGTCTCAACGACGAAGGATGCAT